CGAATGGTGCGCCTAGCACGTTTGACTTCAACATCATGTTGCGCGTAGCGGTTGATGTTTATGACCCAAATACGGACACAACCAAGAAGCAAGATGTTGTCCGTCAGGTATCTGTAGGCGACATCAACGGTGCTCAGTGGACTGGCGACACCATCACACTGCCAACGGCACTGGAGCGCACACCTGAGCCCAACGCTGTCTTCGCTATCGGTGTAACTGATCTGCGACCAAGCCTTTGGCGCGTTATCAGCGTCACTGAGAATGACGACGCAACATTTGCCGTTACAGCGCTTGTTCACGAGCTTGGAAAGTATGACCACGTTGAGCGTGATGTGCCGTTGCAGGCGCGTGACGTTACAGCGCTCGATAACCCTGCTGCTGAGCCAACAAACCTGACGGCTAGTGAACTGTTGTATGAGGCAAACGGTCAGGTCTTCTCCAAGCTTATTCTGAGCTGGCAACCTGGAACGGACACAGCCCGCAGCATTGTTCGTTGGCGTTATGACGACGGCAACTGGAACGAGTTTTCAACATTTGCCAATGACTACGAGATCCTCAATACAACAGACGGCAAGTATGAGTTTGAAGTTTTTGGTCAGAGTGCTGGCTTTAAGAACTCACCGATTGCAGAGCTGACGTTTAATGCTCTTGGCAAGACTGCACCGCCAGCAACAATTTCTGATTTGACGATCGCACCGATTGATCAGCACACTGCTGAACTGCATTGGCCGCAATCAACTGATCTTGACGTGCGAATTGGCGGAACAATCCGAATTAGACACACGCCCATTATTGGAGCGTCTGCAGCGTGGGTGCGAACTAACGACATTGTTCCTGCAGTCAATGGCAGCAGCACTCGCAAGATTGTGCCACTGGTAGAGGGCACTTACTTTATTCGTGCAGTCGATTCAACAGGTAACGAATCAACTGGTACGGCCAATGTTGTTGTTGACCTGCCTGAGCCTCAAGATCTATTTGTTGCTCAAACGTACCGCGAAGATGACGACACACCACCGTTTCAGGGCACTGGAACGAACATGGCATATAACGAAGCAGAGGACGCTTTAATTCTTGCTGCGGATGGCTTAATCGATGAAATCACTGATTTTGACTCTTTGGCTGACTTAGATAATTTTGGTGACACAAGCAGCAGTGGTTCATATCAGTTTTTAAGCACTTTGGATCTTGGGGCAAAATACGATCTTGAGTTGTTGCAAACACTGAAGACAAGAGCGTTTGTCCCAACAGATTTTTGGGACAGCCGTACTGGTCTTATTGACACTTGGGTTGATATTGATGGAACGGACATCAGCTTGGTCAATGCTGAGATGTATGTGCGCTCCACAAATGATGATCCAAGTGGCTCACCGACTTATGGCGATTGGCAGCCATTTGTAAATGGCACGAAGCGTGGCCGTGGCTTTCAATTCAAAGTTGATGCGACAACCAGCGATCCAGCTCAAAACATTGCGATTGAGGAGCTTGGTGTGACGACTAAGCTGCAACGCCGTACTGAGCAAGAGCGCAACATCAGCAGTGGTACGGGAGCCAAGGCAATTACGTTCCCGTCTGCGTTCTATGGAACGCCAAGCATTGGCATTACAGCGCAGGATATGGCTAGTGGTGACTACTTCCAGGTTTCAAGCGTTAGTAGGACTGGCTTTACCGTGACCTTTAGGAACAGCTCCGATACAATCGTGAGTAAGACCTTTGATTATCAGGCCGTAGGTCACGGTCGGGAGATCACCTGATGGCTCAGTCAACGGACATTACACTCGCCAACCAAAGCGGTTTGGCGTTTCGGACTGAGCTGAACTCGATTCTGGCTGCATTGTCCAGCCTGCAGAGTGGCAGCTCGGCACCCAGTACGACTAATGCGTATCAGCTTTGGGTTGATAGCAGTAGCAGCCCAGCAATCCTGAAGATTAGGAACGGTGCAAACAACGCTTGGATTGAGGTTGGCGACGTTACTGCTGCAAACCTTGGCCTAGCCAAGCTGTCTGGTGCGACGTTCACGGGTGATGTCACGCTGAACGCGCAATCCGATGTGCGCTTTGCTGACTCTGACAGCAGCAACTATGTGGCGCTCCAAGCCCCTGCAACAGTCGCCAGTAACGTCACGTTCACGCTGCCTAGCGCTGATGGCAGCAATGGACAGGTT